CCTAAGTGGCCGTGATGGTTCCACAGGTGGCGAAAGCGGTAGTGGTGCTCTTAAAGGTAGTGGTTTACTAAAAGGTAAATCACAAGAAGATAATGCTGGTAACATCAATGTCCCAGGCGGTAAAGCAGGCAGTGCTTTCTCTACCAAAGAGCCAGGACATGGCGCTGAAAAGAAAGGCGCAGCTGAACAAGCTGATAACAAGCAAAGCCTTTTCCGTGGTCGTAGATAATAGGAAAAACAGGTGAAGACACGTTTAGCAGAACATCTGAGTTTTGACCAGGCTAAGATTGTCTTGGAGCGAGATGAAGGCAGCGACGGTAAAAAGTCGCTGTACTTAAACGGCATTTGCATTCAAGGAGACATCCGTAATGCAAATCAGCGTGTTTATTCTTCTCAAGAGATTGGCAGGGCTGTCAAAACGCTCAACGAACAGATCTCTGGAGGATACTCAGTGCTGGGCGAGGTCGATCATCCTGACGATTTAAAAATTAACTTGGACAGAGTTAGCCACATGATTACAAAAATGTGGATGGACGGTCCAAACGGCTACGGAAAACTTAAAATCCTCCCAACACCAATGGGTCAACTGATTGAATCTATGTTGACCGCGGGAGTAAAATTAGGAGTTTCAAGCAGGGGCTCCGGCGAAGTTGATTCGCAAGGAAATGTTCAAGGGTTTGAAATTATTACAGTAGACGTTGTTGCGCAACCCAGCGCCCCGGGAGCATATCCAACACCAGTTTATGAACACTTAATGAATAATACAGGTGGTTATCAGGCATTTAGAATAGCACAAGAAGTTCAAGGCGACGCAAAGGCACAGAAGTATATTGCAGAGAGTCTGGTGAAAATCATCAGAGGTCTCAAATAACAGTAGGAGAATCACATGCATGATTTTATCAAAAAATTGTTTGAAGACAATGTGATTTCCGAAGAAATCAAATCGGAAATCGAATCTGCTTGGCAAAGCAGAATCGAAGAAAACCGTAATCAAGTCACTGCTGAACTACGTGAAGAATTTGCTCAGAAATATGAGCATGACAAAGGTGCATTAGTTGAAGCTGTAGAGAGCATGTTAAGTGATCGTCTACAAGCTGAACTATCAGAACTTGCTGAAGACCGTCAAGGTCTAATCGAAGCAAGAGCTCGATACGCAGAAAAAATGACACAAGATTCCAAAACTATGGAGTCTTTTGTGTTGAATAATCTAAGAAAAGAGATTGCTGAACTTCACGAAGATCGTCAGAAAGTAGCTACTAATGTAGCGCAATTAGAATCTTTTATTGTGGATGCACTGGCGAAAGAAATCGCAGAATTCCACTCAGACAAGAAAGATTTAGCCGAAACTAAAGTCAAGTTAATTCGTGACAGCAAAGCTAAATTTGAAGCTGTAAAGAAAGATTTCATTGCACGTTCCGCACAGATGGTTTCTGAAACAGTCTCTAAAGGATTGAAAACAGAAATGACTCAGTTGCGCGAAGACATTGAAGCAGCTCGCAAGAATGACTTTGGTCGCAGAATCTTCGAAAGTTTTGCCAGCGAATACGCTGCAAGTCATCTCAATGAGAAGTCTGAAACAGCTAAACTTCTAAAAGTTGTACAACAAAAAGAAGTTGAGCTCGAAGAAGCAGCAAAAATCGTTGCAGAAACACAAAAATTAGTTGAAAGTAGAGAAACAGAATTACGTATTGCCCGCGATACAATGACTCGCAAGGAAGTTATGAGCGAATTGCTCGGTCCATTGAGCGGCGACAAGCGTTCCGTAATGAAAGAATTATTGGAATCTGTTCAAACTGAAAAACTAAGAGTCGCTTACGACAAGTACCTACCTACCGTAATGGAAGGTGGAAGTGCTCCAGTCCGTAAAGCGTTGACAGAAGGCAAAGAAATTACAGGCGATAAAAAGGCACCACAAATTGGCAGTGAAGAAAAAACTGCTGAAATTTTTGACATCCGCAGGCTTGCGGGACTTAAAGTTTAAGGAGAAACATAATGTCACAACTACTCGAGTCACGCTGGTCGGAAACCAAAGAGGCCCTATTAGAAGGTCTACAAGGTAATAAGCGTACAGTAATGGCAACAACTCTTGAGAATACCCGCAAGTATCTCGCAGAAAGTGCTACAGCTGGTGCTACTTCCGCCGGTAACGTTGCAACCCTAAATCGTGTGATCCTTCCAGTGATCAGACGTGTAATGCCAACCGTTATTGCTAACGAGTTGGTCGGCGTACAGCCAATGACAGGCCCAGTGGGTCAGATCCATACTCTACGTGTTCGCTATGCTGACAGCTTTGACAGCACAAGCGGTACAGACGTAGCAGCTGGTGATGAAGCACTAAGCCCATTCAAGATTGCAGAAGGTTATTCTGGTGCAGCCAACGACAAGGCAGCTTCTACAGCTACTCTTGAAGGCCGTGCTGGTAACAGACTAAGCATTCAAATCTTGAAGCAAACTGTTGAAGCTAAGACCAGAAAGCTATCCGCTCGCTGGACATTTGAAGCTGCACAGGATGCACAAGCTCAGCAAGGTATTGATATTGAAGCAGAAATCATGGCTGCTTTAGCTCAAAATTACTGCTGAAATTGATCAAGAAGTTATTGCTTCTTTAAATTCACTTGCAGGTACAGTATTAACATACGACCAAGCTGCCGTTTCTGGTACAGCTACATTCGTTGGTGACGAACACGCAGCTCTTGCTGTTCAAATCAACCGTGCAGCAAACCTAATCGCTCAGCGTACACGTCGTGGTGCTGGTAACTATGCAGTTGTTAGCCCAACAACATTAACACTTCTACAAAGTGCTACAACTTCTGCGTTCGCAAGAACAACAGAAGGCACATTCGAAGCACCTACAAACACTAAGTTTGTTGGTACATTGAACAGCGCAATGAAAGTGTATGTAAACGGTTATGCAACATCTGATGATGTTCTAATTGGTTACAAAGGTGCTTCTGAGTCTGACGCTCCAGCATTCTACTGCCCATACATTCCATTGATGAGCAGTGGTGTTGTGCTTGACCCAGCAACATTCGAGCCAGTCGTAAGCTTCATGACACGTTATGGTTATGTTGAGCTTACAAACACAGCATCATCTCTTGGTAATGCTGCTGACTACCTCGCT